CTTAGTTCTTCCTGTTGCATTTGAATCAGCGGATCTTCTTGTAATTTTTGTGCTTTTCTTTGAGCTGCATCAGCTTGATTCAGTTGTAGTAGTTTTTGTGCTGCACCAGCTGAAAGTCGAGCTACTTGATTTTGAATGTTTTCTGGCATTACTTCGTCTTCTTCTGGAAGTGGAACACCTAATTGTTTTTCAATTTCTAGTCTGTATTGGAAAGCTATATGTTCTGCTAAATGAGCTTCCATCGCTGCCTGCATTTGAGGAGCTTTTGGATTTTGCCCTACCATTTCACGCACGAGGGGGTCATCTCTAAATGTTCTATGTACTTCAATATGAGCTTTGTGATCTTGAAATAAAAATGCTTTAACAGGGCTACCATTAATCATATTCATATTTTCAGATACTGGGTCTAGTGGTTTAGCGTCGTCGTCTGTAGGAATAAGTTTGCCAATATTTTTAACCCCTAATACTTCAAGCATTTGTTTATTAAGTTCTTTTAAGTCATAAATATCAGGGTTTTGTTGTGCCATTTGCATAACAGCTTGATACTGCACAACTTTCTGTGCCATAGTTGCAGCATTTGGATCAGCTACAGGAATAAGTTGGACTTTATTGTAGTCTTCTTGTTTAGCGCCGGGGGTTCCTGTTGCAGGGTCATATACATAATTAGGGTCTGTATAATCTCGTATTAAAATTTTAAGTAAATCAAACTCTTTTTTCATTGAGTAATAGATACGAGCATTAACTGCTGACATTACTTTAAGTGTTCGTTCGAGTATAGCAAGTGTAGAACCTACAGGAGAATTAGCTGACATATCCGATACTTTCATATCTGCAGCAGAAGCAAAGCGTCTACCTTCTTCAATAATTTTATCCATCAAAGCAGCAAGCACTTGACTTGGCTCTTTATATGGTAATGGCATTAGGTTATCACGCAGTGTGCCCGCCGGAGCGTCTACATCTCTCCACTCTGCTGGACCAATTGGTGTATCATCACCTTTAATACGTAAGCCTCTTGCTTTAAAACCACCTGGGAGATTTGATAATGTACCTGCGTCAACTAATTGTCTTAATAACATTGTTCCTGATTTGGAAAAGCCACCAATCAAATGAATCAGACCAAAACAATAAAAACCAAATCCTGGGATATAGCCATAATGAACAAAATGTTCACGACGTTTTTGTAAACTATCTTCTTGTTTCCAATTACGACGAATAGCTAATACTTCTTGTGTGCCCTTATCGATCGTAACTATATAAGGTAATGCTATTCCTGTTTTACCATTTTTGTCTTCATCTTCATAACCTTCTAAATCAAGGTTGACATTCATTTCTAATATTTTGTAGCGGTCGTCATTAGTAGCATCAAAACCCATTTGTTCTGCTATTTTTTTCTCTACTTCATCTAAGTCATAGCTAGGCTCGCCTAGTTCTACGTCTCGATAAAAACCAAGGTGTTGTAATGTGTGAAGTTCTTGTTCTGTTTTACGCATAACATGAGTTATACGTTCAGCTGTTTCTAAGTTAGATGCTCCGTAAGGAACCACCATATCTTCAGCTGGAACAAATATAGATACTTGGCGTTCTAACGCTGGATCATAATAAACTTTTTTAAATGCGTTACCTGCTAATCCTAAACCCCATAACATTCTTTCATGTTCAGGTCGGTACTCCGGCATACAGTCCATCAGTTGATAGTTCATGTTTTCTTGTACACGTTGAGCAGCTTCAATACACTCTTCAGTTTCTTTACCAATAATAGAAGTTTTTACAGGGCCTGCAGCTGGAAAAGTTTCCATCATTGTTTCAGCTTGGAATTTAACAAGTGCTTCGGAGAGTAGTGGGTGATAGACAGCGCATGCGCCTTCCCATGGTTCAGATCGTTCTTCAATTTTAAGACCTAATAATTCTAAGCCATCAACATAAGTTTCTAACCAGTCTTTTCTTGAGTTAAGGTCATTAGTAAAATCTTCTAATAATTCAGAAGAAAGTTCAGCCATGTATTTATCAGAAAGTTCTTCAGCTAAATTTTTATTAAACTCCTCATCTGCCATTGCATCAGGGTCAATAACTATTTCAGTGTCCCCTATACCGATAGTAACTTTTTCAGGGTCTTCTATTTCTATTTCAATAGCTTGTTCATCAATTGCTGCTTCTTCTATTCCAACGGGTGCTGCATATAAACCTTTATCTACGTCAGCCATCTTTATTTACCTTTAATTGTGTTAACAACCCAGTTATAAATTAGTTTAATCTTGAACCATACCATACTAAGAATGTTTTTAATAGTTTTTAATATGTGTTTAAGTGCTTGTTTTAGTTTTTTCATAATGCGTATAACCTCTTATTTTTATGTCCCCTAAATAATTCTATCTCCTCTTCTTCATCTAAAGGTAATCTAATGAAACCCCCTTGTCTAAATCTTGCGAGAGCTAAAGTTGTTGAGTCCACCAAGTCATCATTTGCCCCTGCTGGAAAATCATTACATTCTTCTATAACCTCGTGTGCCCATCGTCTATCGGGAGCCCATACAACACCCCCGCTAAACAAATCAGATACAGCATTTACCCGACTTATTTTGTCTTGGCCTTTCCCCGGAGTGAACTCACCCACTGGAATCCCCATTCTTCTAAATTCTTGGTAAAGCGCTGCACCATTGGATTTTTTTTCTACAATAAAAGCATCTGGCTCCCAATCTTGGTACTCTTCAATACACAATTGTTTTAATTCTGGAAACTCTAGTCTTTTCTTTATAGCATTTAATAGTATTATAGCGTAATTATTTGTTTCTTCGTTAAAAAAGACGCCCCAAGTGGTTAATGCGTTGTAATCAGCCCTATTATTTTTTTCTTGCGCTGCATCTAGCGTCATTATTGTAAATTCACAAGCGGGTGGATCTTCTTCTTCCCATATATTCCACCATTCTCGCTTAATAAGTGCTCCTTCTTCCGAAGTTGGGTTCTGTAGGTACTGAGCGTTCCAATATCGTACATCTAATACACTGCGTTTCTGTTGTAATTCCTCTAGTTCCCAAAATTCCGGCCATAATGCGCGTTCTTGTCCTTTCTTATCAGTTAATATAGCTGGAAACTCTACTATTTCCCAAGGTTCTGCCTCATCATTCTTAGTCATTTGGTCCATTATTTGTCCAGTCAGGTCTAATTTAGACCATCTTGTCATAACAACAATAATAGCACCACCAGGCATAAGCCGCTGAATAGGACCAGATTGAAACCATTCCCATGCCGGTAAAAAAACATCCGACCTATTTTGTTTAGCGTCCTGCTCTGAATGAGGATCGTCAATAATGAATAAATCAGCACCGCGACCTGCCAAAGCACCCCCCACACCAATAGCGAAATACTCACCATTATAGTTAGTGCCCCAGCGAGAAGCTGATTTACTGTCTGCTTGAAGTTCGACATTTGGAAATATCTCCTTGTAAGGTGTTGATCCAACTAAGTTTCTTACTCGCCTACCAAAGTTAACTGCTAAATCAGCTGTGTGAGAAGCCATAATTACTTTTTTAGCTGGGTACTTACCCAAAAACCAAGCGGGTGCAAGATAACTTATCATCTCACTTTTACCGTGTCTTGGTGCAATGTTAACTACTACTCTTTTTTTCTTACCCATTGCTATGTCTTGAAAGATTTCTGCTAAATGTCTGTGGTGTGCACCTATAATGTAGCCAGGATAAACATATTTAATAAAGTCTAAAAACGATTCTACCCCAACTTCTTTCTTCATTTCTTTCTGGTATTGCTGGAGTAAAGCCAGATTTTTGCGTTTCTCTTTATCCGGCATCTGAGGCAAAGCTTTTTCTAGTAAACCTAAATCTTGTTTACTTATCATCTTCGTCCCTGATAACTTCTCCTTCAACAATAGTCCCCTTAAGTTGTTCTATTGTTTCGCGAAGTTCTTTCTCCAGCTCATCACCAGACTTGGTAATATGGGTAATCTCAGTTTTCTTTTTAAATGCATCAACGCCATCAATCTCGCCTATGGCTCGGAGTGCGGCTAATTTATCTCGATCATTCTTAGCCATCGCTGCTAGTTGAACAAAGTTGTTAACTACAAAAAGTTTTAAATCTGCTAGTTCTTCGACAATCATTGAATTAGTTTGTCCTACTATGCCAGCAAGAAATGCCATGGTTTCATTTGGATAATCAGAAAACTCTGGTTTGAGCTTTTTGTTTGTCATCATTTCGCGAGCTAATTCTTGGGCTTGTTCTTGGTGTTCTTTAGATGGCGTAATATCTTCGCCATTAATGTCAGCGAGTTCTTTAATAGTGGTAGACCTTATTTTTAATTCTCGTTCAGAAGTCATTTCAGGAATAGCTTCTTTTTTAGATTTAGGCATCGGGATGTCCGCCTCAACTTCAGGCATGACACTGACCGGATCAATCAAATCAGATTCTTCCGCAGGGGTTAATTGGGGTATGCTTATTTTACTCACGTGTTCGCTGTTACACCTTATGTTTAATTTTGCAGCTAGAAAATCTGAGTATAACTAACTAATCAAAGAAAGGCAATGACCAAAAAGTAAAAGAAAAAACATTATGTATATAGATATATTGTGCATAACCGTAGTATACGTCCTTCAGCTAGTTAATGTGGTAGTGAGAACCATTCGCATTTTTGAGATTTTTTTGCGAAATATTTTTTTGATTGGCTAAATGTAAAGTAAGGGGGTACCTTCCCAGATATTGTGAAAATATTGGATCATTTGTGCAAATTAGAATGTATAAGGGCTATATATTTTTTTTGTAAAAAGTGGTGCATAGGGGGGGCGTGGGGTTGATTGGATATGTAAAGTAATGTTATAATATGGGTACACCAACGAAATTGTTGGCACACACAAGGGAGCAAAGATTATGAGAAGAACTGTAACAACAACCAACAATCGCAAGATACACAGTAAGCGTATGAGCGATGAAGTGTACAAAATGAGAAGGGAGATTATAGATATTATTTACAGGGTTAAAAAGCTTGTACCTAATATGCCTAGAATCTCAGTACGAGTTGCAGATAATGATGATGAATGTTTAGGGTGCGCAACATTGGGAGGTTGTGAAATGTGGATAACTGAAAGGTCTACATCAGACCTTGCAGTAGTGTTACATGAAATCCTACACGCTTGGAAAGGTATTGATCATGATGAGAATTGCAAACTCATGCACCCTTACAAACAACTAGGGGTATCTGATAAAGAATTAATGGACATCTTTTTAACTTACACTAACTAAGGATTGGGGGGGAAACCCCCCTTTAATTATTATGATTAACAAAAAGTATTTTAGCAAAAAAGAATTATTTTTGAATCAAGCTCCATTATTTAATTTTGAATTAGATGAAGATGAAATATTGGAAAAAGCTTTAGGGGTTGGTTTTGTTTCTAAGGTAGATGAGGATAAATATTTACTTAATGATTCATATGAAGGAGAACAAAATGAAAGATGAAACTTATGAAGAAATGGAACGACGCTTGACCATCAGGTCTTGGACTTTAATAACCATTGCAATGCTTCTGCCATTGCTACCACTAGCAATAATATACTTTTATGGATAGGTTTACCCTGTGGGAGATTGGAGGGGCTTCGGCCTCTCCTTTCTTTTTTTTTAGATCTAGTAACAGGTATCAAAGGGCAATTAATGACTATTTGATTTAATATGTAAAGTAATGCTATAATAATAATTCATTAACTAGAGAGGTAACGAAATGAGTAGATTAAAAAAGATAAGAAACGAAGTAGAAGATCAAGTCAATGATATGGCAAAACGCAAAGATGATTCATTTTATAAACAAGAACGAGACGCTTTACAAAAAGCAATAGATGAAATAAACAACAAAGGCAATATAAAGATTAGAATGATGAAATAAACAACTAGAGGGGTATCAAAATGAAAGGTATTTATAGAATAGTTTTTAAAAAAAATATTGATAATGTTTTTGTAGATGTAGAATATATAAAAGCAAAATCATCATTAATGGCAGAGTGGAAAGTTTCTGATATGTATAATATAAGCAGAAACTTAATTTTATCATCATCTTTATATAAAAGGGGTTAAATAATGGAAGATAATTTAAGTAACAGAATTTATAAAGCAAAATTTCCAGAGCGTAACGACTTCACAGTTCCTATAGATTTAACAGAGCAAGAGAAAAGCGAATACGCTTTGATGATAACTAAAGGGTGCAGAGCAAACACAAAAGCGACTATTAGAAGACTTGTAGAAGTACCACTAAGTCTTTGGTCGGATCATGGTATTTACAGGCGAGTAACTTTTGACCAAGCCAGTGCAAATTATCCTGTCAACTATTGTTGTGGTCAAGAGTGGCGTAGCGAGATGAGAACCTTGCGAGATTGTCTACTTGGTAAATTTGATTGACATGGGGGGGCGTAAGCCCCCTTTTTTTTTAGATCTAGTAACAGGTATCAAAGGGCTATTGATGATCAGATCAACTCTAATATGTAAAGTAATGTTATAATAATGATTCATTAACTAAAGGGGTAAATAAAATGGCTTATGCAGTCTTTTATCAAGAAACAGGCGAGGACGCTATCGTTGAGCTTTCCGAGGATTACACAGTCGCAGATGCTAAGGAGGATTATCCTGAATGGCGTTTTAGGTATATCCAGAAATATCAAACATTTTCGGGGTACTCAGGATCACTAGATCCTGACTATTACGAAGGTCAGGGGGAATATTAAGGATTGGGGGCGTAAGCCCCCTTTTTTTTAGATCTAGTAACAGGTATCAAAGGGCTGTGAGGACGACAAGATTGGATTAGCTTTAATATGTAAATTAATGTTATAATAATGATTCACTAACTAGAGAGGTAACAAAATGAAGACAGTAATGGATAGATATTTTTATGGGGTTTGTGGTTGGACTTATTCAGAAACATTTGAAGACAAGAATAGTCAGCTAGTTAAAAACTATTTTGTAGATATGACAGGGGGGTATCAAGATTTACTTTTAGTCAGGAATCCAGAAGAGGTGCCAGAACCTCCTAAATTTCTAGTTTCAAGAGAGGGGGCATAGGCCCCTTTTTTTGTTACTAGGTAACTGGTATCAAAGGGCTATGAGGACGACAAGATTAGATTAGCTTTAATATGTAAACTAATGTTATAATAATGATTCACAACTTGGAGATAATTATGGAAAATAAAAAAGTGTTCTTAGTTATAGATAATAGAATTAAAGGTTTTAAAGCGGTGGTTGGTATATTTGATAATTTAATAGGTGCAAGTGGTTATAGTAATGAATCACTTAAAATACTTAATCAGCCCCTAGATGTAGTAGAAATGAATGTATCAAGCTATAACAAGGAGGGGGCGTAAGCCTCCTTTTTTTGTTACTAGGTAACAGGTATCAAAGGGCAATTATTGACCATTCGGTTCGAACCGAAAACCTAAGTTTACATGCGTGTCTTAATGTCTTAACTGTCTTAATGTTTTTAAGTACATATGAGTTTTGAGAAACTAAAGAGTCGAGAGGCTCTTTTTCGCAGTGTAATTTTCAGACATGTAAAGCCTGAGAGATTCGCCCTATAAAATGATTAAGACATTGAGACTGCACAATAAATAATCAAATAATAATAATATAATATATCTATATAATATAAGGGACTAAAAGGGATTTCCCCCCATAAATCCACAAAGTTATCAACAACTATCCGTGTAACTTGACTTATGGAACAGTATTTGAACTGAGACAGAGAGTAAAACAGTCTAATCCCTTGTATATCAAGCGTTTACATCAATCGGTCTCTGTCTCAATAAAACAAGTAAATCCCTATTATACCTATTAACCTTACTTATTAAGCTTATTGTAAACTTGAACCTTACCTATTACCCACTACCTAAAAACCCCACCACGAGCCAATATGTAAGAAAATATTTTACATATCAGGATAAAAATAGCAGATTGAGACAAATTGAGACAAAACCGAGCCAAAAGTGAGACAAAAATTAAGACAAATAAATGTGTAAATAAGCTAAATAATAGTTGACATATGAGTATAAAATGATATAGAGTGGTAGTTGAAATATATGTAAATTAACTAAAAAGAGGGGTAACAAAATGATTAGAATGACATGGAAAGGATTTGAGGATAAGTATAAATTCGAAGAGCATGATGGCTCGAACATGGTCGAGACTGATTCAAGCCGAGTGAAAGAAATTGAAGACAAATATGGAGACAACGCTTGGAGATATATTTGGACTTGGTGTAGCGAGGGTTCAGACGAATACTTTGTTGCAGGTTATGCCTGTGTCAATCGCATGAACTACATGATTGCAACAGTACCTCATGACTTGGAAGAGGACGAGTCAGTCGAGATAGTTGAGGACTATGACGAACTAGCACGAAGACCAAAAAATTCTTCTAGAGAGAACCTCGACAAAAGCTACTACATGGGAAAAATACCCCTAAATATTTCTAAGATAAAGCTTTGTTATCAATATTGCCACTACGCAAAGTTTGATTTATGGATGGACAATGAACTCAAGATAGTCGAGATATTTGCCGAGCAGAACATAGATGGCTACGCATGGTTTAGTCTAGCGATTGATGGAGAGGTCATGGAGACATCTGAGTACAAGGATTGGAGTCCTGATGAAGAGGACGAGAAAGGAGAGTTCGACTTTGATAAGTTAGCCAAGACCGAACTCATGGGCAACCGATACTTAGGCAGAGATACTATTGCCGATACTGTCATGAGGTCATGCAGATGATAAGAAAATTGATCGAATGGAAGATACACCAAGTGAAGAAGATGTACTAGCCAATAAAGGCTTAGACTTAAATTACTAGGAGGTGACAAAATGAGTATAAAAACACAACCAACATGGGCTTTAAAAAATATGATTAAAGCATTATCTAGTTTAGAGTTATTAAATACAGATGAAGAAAATAAAAGACTTAAACTAGCTAAACAAGAATTAAAAACAAGAGGAGGTAAATAAAATGACTATCGAAGATACAAGAAATTACAGGGCAACTCAATACAATATTACGCCTGAACAGGTTGAGTTATTTTTAAAACAATGTGCAGAATCATTTGACAAATCAAGTCAGAAAACATCTTTTATGGCTACTGAACTTGCAAAGTTACTTAATAATAATAATCAAGACCACGCTGATGATTTAAAAAGATATATCAACATAAGCACATGGGAAGAAGTAATTTTAAATAGGGAGGTAGCGTAATGACTATCCAATATTATTCAAGAAGAGAGGTAGAACTTTATATAAAGAGAGGAGCTAAAGGAAAAAGGTTTATGGCTAAACTCAACAAGATAAGCGATGTAGAAAACCAAGACGCTATTAAATTAGAAGAAGAACTCTATGACAAAGCACAAGGTAAATTCGAGGGTGTTGAGGGTTATGGCACAGTAGAAGAATGGGGTGCTGAAAGTAGCAATTGGTCTTGGGTGTATTGGTATTGTGTAGATGTGGTGGAAGACTATATTAAACAAAAGGAGGTAACATCATGAGTAAGAAAATTTACAAAGTTGGCATAGCACTTTGGAACGAGCATGAGATTGAGGCTACATCTGAGGAAGAGGCTTTGGAAATAGCAGAGGGTATCGAGGATACAGGAATGGGAGACATCGTTAATAGAACTTGTGAAATTTGGGGTTCACCCGATAAAGAGGAGGTAACATCATGAGTGAGTACATAGATTTACCTGATGGGTGGACTTGTATTAAATGTGGCGATGAGTATCTAAATGACATTGAGGGTAAGCTTGTCGATAACTACACTGAGGGTACGCTTTGTAAAAAATGTAATCAAGAGGAGAGTGAAGATGACATTTAAAGAAAAGTACAAGGAACTTTATGACATGGTTACAGGCGAAGTTGGTTATGATTTTGACACTACCAATTGGACACATGAGGAAGCAAAAGAACGCCTAGCCTTACAAGTGGACGCTTTTTATTTCAGGAAAACACTTAAACAAGAACTATTTGGAGAAAAATAATGAGTAAGAAAATTGTACTAAAAGATATACAACAAGGAAAAGTAATAGCTAGAGAACTTGCTTCAAAAATAATATCTGAAATGGAATCGTTCGTTGATAATGACATATCAACGGAAGACGATGAGGGAGTTTTAGAGGTGCAGTACCCTTTAGGCGAACCACTCACAATTGAACACTTTGTTCAAGTGGTAGAGGAAAGGATAGATGTTTATCTGCAAGACTTTCTTGACCTATCCGACTCAAAATTTACTTTAGACGAGGAGGTAACATCATGAGTAATCCAAAAAGAGAGGTAACTATTAAGTGGGGTACTGAGGTTGTTAAGGGAATAGAAAAAGCAGAGGAAGGATATACAATTAAAACTTATATCTTTGAGAACGAAACACAGAAAGCTTTTTTTATGAAGGGTGTAGATGAGGCTAATGGTTGGTTAGAATATAAGGAGGTAACATCATGAGTAAGAAATATATAGCAGATGTATCAAGCGTATATGGAGTGTCAGAACACGACAAAAAGTATCTAAATAACTGCTCAGATAATGAGACAAAATTATGGCTAATTGAACAAGTAATGAATGGCAACATAATTTTGATTGAATGCTCAGCAGAAGACGAGGAGGTAACATCATGAGCCACCATGCACACGAAGAATCAATGGAAAGACGAGAGGAAGATCGACTGGAAGAAATCTATCTACAACAGTTACACCAAGACCATGAGTTTATGGAGGGGGTATATGCCTCGATAGATGACGACAGGGTAAGGCAAGACTTGATTAACAAACATTATTTTGGAGAGTAGA